ATTTTTTGTTTATATGATGATTGCCGCCGCACCGATTGCCGCACCACCAATGCCTGCGCCTGCTGAAATCATGCCTGCTTTTGCGGCATTTTGCGATTGTGCATTTTGGACTGCGGCATTGTAAAGAGATTGCTCGTATGCTTGACGATTCTGTCGTTGAACATTCGATAGATTAAGAATTTCTCCCATGTTCTTGCTCAAGAAATCAAAGGTATTTTGCTGTGCCTCGCCTAATCCAGTTCCTAATTGTTGCGCTCCTGCAAAGATATTCTTTTGCCAATCTGCCATCGCGCCAAGGTTCTGTGCTTCTTGTCCCATCCTTGCGCCAATAAGCTGACCCGGCTCAAGACCACCAGTCGGGCGTTGCTGGCTTTCAATAAACTTTTGACGCAATGCAATATCTTCCAGCATCCGCTTGCGTCCTTCTTCGGTGGACACATCAGCAAGCATAGATCGTCCAAAAGAAGAAGAAGGATCAACGCCAGTTCCGCTGACAGCAGAAATACCTTTATTTTTTAACCACGCATCCATGTAATTTTTGAATGCTTCGCCAGATGTCGCAGATTCAACTTGCTGTGGCAATTGCAAGCGCATACGAGCAGTTTCAGGCGAAATCATTGCCTCGCCTTGTCGCGCCCTTGCTTCGTTCGCCAATCCAAATTGTGCGGCTTGCCGAGAAGTCTGCTCGGCATCGAAGTCTTGCATCAATGGTTGCGTCTGCCGATACAGGTCAAATAACTGACTCCTAGTTCCTATGTCAGCAAGTTGTGCCTCAAGCGCACCTTGCCCATACGCTTGCTTTTGAGCTAAAATACTAGTGTCAGTTTGATAATCAGGTCGGCTCATGTATCGACCCGGATTGACTGTTGCGGCTCCACCCATAATTATTCCTTTCGTTTAATGTAAAAAACTTCTCGATGCAATCGTTCCATTCCTAGCTTATCCATAATTTCATTTGTAAATGTAAATCGTTCACTTTGCAATGGTACTCCGACATAACCCGGCCCACCTGTAAGTTGATTGTAAACTCGCCAGTCATGCATGGTTTGTAGCACATCCCGTGGAGTTGTAAAGTCTGGATGGAAAGCAGGATAAATTGTTGGAATAAATACATGGTCACTATAGCCAACTAGCTTATTGTCTTTGTAATGACCATAAACATTGATTTGAGGATGATCTACAACCTTATGATCAAATGTTTCCGCAAAATCAGCAAGTTCAAGAAACTCTGCTGAATCTTTTGGTATTAGCTTATATTCAATTGGTGATCTCATGTATTTATTTATTAGTTAAACCCAACAAAAATCTCATCTGGAACTGGGCCTTGTTTAAAACCTGTATACTGCGAAGCAACTTGATCCAATACATCTTGACGATCATTGTATGTGCCGCACAAAGCGCACGGCAAGCACTCATTTTGATTTTTTTCAAAAGGAATAGAAGAGTAGACAGGAACCAGAAATTCATCTGCAAAAGGCGAGATAAATTTATTCGGAAATTCTGTCAATCTTATTTTTGCTTTATCAATACTTGGCATAATTAGCAGGGATTTTTTGCCTTGAATTCTTGAGCGGCATTGGTCGCGGCTTGCTCTGCCAGTTTTTCCGCTTCTTCTCTCGCATGAGCATAGCTAACAGTTGAAATATACGAAGCGGATGCGGTAGCAGAAATCGTCTTGCTTGAACTTGTGCAATTTACAGTCACAGTTTTGTAAACTTTGGCACTCCAGTTTTCTTGTTCAAGTGCGAGATTCTCATACGGAGACTCTTTCAAGTCAATAGTAAAATTATCACCATTTTGACCTACAACGCACGATTTGGTTTCAATATATTGAGGAATTCCAGTAGCTTTTTCGCTCCAAGGATCAAGAAAAATCCTAACGATTTCGACGCCCATTTGACCGCACCATTCAATTAATACAGAGAAAGCCTTGTCTACATCGTTAGTTAATGGGCTTTCGCAAGTCTCGTATGTAGCTAACCTATTTGCTGATTCTGTAATTAAACGACGATATTGCGTATTCAGAAATCCAGCTTTTTCCACTTGGCTTTCGTAATCTGTGCCTCTCCATTGGTAGTCGTTTGTGACTGCCAAAATCCTAGTATTCAGCACAGGCAGATAGCGTCCTTTCGACCCCTTATAGCTAACCTTCACATCAACTGTTCCGCCAATCTCTGTAGCCTCGATTTCAGAATAGATGAACTGCTTCAAATCCATGCCATCTCCCAGCATTGGAGTTTCAAGTTGGCAATAGATTCTATTGTATAAATCAGTTGTCGTGCCGTCAGGATTGATCTGCAAATAAGTGTCGTATCGTTCTGGCTGAAATGCTTCCCAAAGATGGTTGTAAGACCCGTCTGCGGTGGGAGCGTAATCGACCGAAAATTGAAAGCATCGATTTTGACTATCGATTTTCCCAGTTGTCCATTGAACGGGACGAGTGCCTGTCCACACGCCTGCCCATGCGGGTTGCCTGCCCGATCCCCACTCGGCGGCAGGAGCGTAATCCAAAACCATCGTGTCTGTGTTTAACTTTGACAGGTATGGAACGGAGTACATCAGATAGTTTTCAAAAGAAACAGCACAAATATTTGATGGATTACCATCCATAAATCGTTTGGTTCGCGCCATCTCAATATCTTTAAACAATACTTGAGAACTTAAATACGATGCCGCCGCAACATCCGCCGCAACAAGACCTCCATCCGAATACCACCACATTTGACCTGCTTGGAACGCAATTGAACGAGGCGCAACGCATCCAACAGTTGGATAAAGCGTATTCTGAAAATTAGTAGTTGTAGTCCATTGCGTCCTGTCAAGAACTCCAGATGCTAGTGAATATGTGGCACGATCTGTGAACACAACTAGTCGTGTGCTGGTATCCTGACCAACATATGACACAAGACCCGTCACAGGTCGCACAAACGCGAAATCGCCCCTGCCTGTGCCTGTCGTGCGTTCCTTCCAGCTAGTTGGATCGCCAAGGTCACTAGCAAGCACGATATTTTTTTCAGCAATCCACATCCTGTTGCCGCTATAAGCCATGTGTGTGCCTGTAGGAATGCCGTGATCTTGTGTCCCTTGTTTATCGCTTCCATCCCACCATGCTGGCGCAGAAATGCCATCCTGAATCATCACGATAGTATGAGCAGGCGTTACTAGTTCGTTCTCTGATGTCGCAAGATTTGCGGTCTTTGTGGCAAGTGCAAAGTATAAATTCTCAACATCAGGATCGAACTTAATGTTGTTTAGCTTGTAGTCATTCCAGTTTTTAGGCTGAACTAGTGGGAAAGGTGCGTAGTAAACATTACCATCTACTGCAAAGACAATGTAGCTTAATTCAGTTGCAATGACTCCTTCGCCATTTACATCGAAAATCTTTGCAGGAACTACTCGATCAACTCCATTTTCTTCGCGGCTGAACGATGCGTCTTTCTGCTTGTTTGCCTGAAAGATGATGCCGCCCTGCAAATTGCCGGGAGGCAAGGAAAGGCGCATTGCGTAGCCGGGTCGAGTCTGTGCTATACCACCACGAATAGAAAGATTTGTTCCCCACTTAAACTGATTTTCAGGTAATGCCCAAGGATTACGAACGCTATTTACGCCTTGAGTCCAGCCCGTGCTGATCTTTTGAAGTCTACCTGATGTGATGTTATCACTTTTCATTTAAAACATCACAGGTTCGCTACCATCAGCATAAACTAGATTTGCAATCTGCGGAGGTTGGAATGCATGACCATCCAGATGCTCCTGCTGGTTCTTTAGGTAATTAAACGCAACGCCCCAGTAGCGAGTTGCCTGCTCTGCAAAATCCTTATCCTCCAAGTCACAGGCGTGAACGGCAGTAATAATCGCTCGCTCATGCTCCAATGGAATGTAATCCTGCTTGGAAGTCACAGTCGGAGGCGAGATGCGATATGCGATCCGCGCCCATGCACATTTCTTGCCAATCCGAATGCGCCGATAGCTTGGATTGATTTCATCAGGATGATACTGACCTATTAGAGTCAAATCATTACTGCGCCCATAATCCCATGCATAGAGACTCACATATCCATCCGTTACTGGTTTTTCAATATGTGCAATACTCTTAACTAAAACTGGGCCTTGCACATTGTCCACAAAGAACTTTGAAGTAGTCTTGTTGCCAGTTGTTAGATACTCTCTGCGTCCAGTTGTGCTGGCAAGGTTTTTGGCATTTGCCAGAGTGTCGTAAAGTTCAAATTCGTTAGAATCTACCTTGCGAACATAGTAAGTCGTTCCTGCCGTCAATCCAGTTGGCAATACATCGTTTTCCGATGCGCGAACAGTAACAGAATCGCCAGTTTCATATAAGCAGGCAGGCGCATAGATACTGGTCGAAGGCTGGACTGTCATTACCCTGCGAATATCAAGCGTCAATCGACCAGTTCCCGGCGTTGTAATC